ACTAGGAAGGTCACTATTACTGGTTTCAAAGAAAGCTGGAACTCTAGCTCTTTTAGTTTCTTCTAAACCCCTTGCTTTTCCACTATACATAAGATTGTCACTCTGTTCTAGCCAAAACTGCTTGTTAAGATAACGGTCTTCTGAATTACCTAGAGGCTGTAATACCCAATTAATAGTAGCCTTTCTTAATTTATCTAATGAAGGACTAGGAGTCCAACCATTCTCCTTACACACAAGACTATGACCAGATACGTGAACAGTTTCATCACGGCTGATATCTGCTGATGTAACCCTCATACCAGTGTCTCCATTGAATCTGAAGAAAGGTAGCAATACAAAAAAGATAGCTTTCTCAATAACAACTGCTTTTAAAACAGTATGGTCAGGGTGAGCTTCCCAAGCTGCTCTTAAACGTAAAGCCTCAGCTTCAGCCTTCTCATCTACACCGTGAGCTTGAGCTATATAGTTAAGAGCTATATCGTGCTTGTCTTCATCCTTGACGTTATCAATTAAAAGCTCTCTAGCAAGGGCTGGTATCTCATCAATAGCTGAGTTAATAAACTCCCCTACTGGTAATTCAAGATGCCTTATAGCTAGAGCACGTTTAAGCGTCTCTTCTGCACCTTCTTTTACTTTTCCTTTGGTCACTTTAACTGGTGTCCAAGTCCTCTTTCTCTCAAGAAGCTGTTGATATGGGTGTGTTCTCATTCTGCACAATCGCAAGTTGGTACTTTATCTTCTGCCAGGATCTCATTCAAATACTCGTCAACATCTGTATCGCCTAAAGCAGAATACACGTCTGTTTTATCTTGAGTATCTGGTTGTACCTGTAAAGAATAGTATAGACTTTTTAGCGGTGAATTTAGCCATCTTGACATAAAATTCCTGTCCATTTTTACCACATCTGACCACCAATTCATAGAGATTGCATGGGCTAATCCAGTGCTATCCATGAGTCTTTGCCATTCACAATTCAACTCAAAGAAAGTATCCCAACCTACATCTTGTGCGATCTCACATTTAGGATTGAACTGATAATGCTCTACACCCAAAGTAGTACTATCACGATCTATTTCTAAAGCTACTGGAGGTGCAATCTCAGGAGTTGTTGTATATCCTTCTCTATCTTTATAACGATATGCACAGGAGGCAGTAGGAGCAACAGTAAAGGCTCTAGACATACCATTCTCATCAGCTACTGCTGCAGCTTCTATAAATCCAGCCCATATATATTCAACAAGCTCCATAGCTTTAAGCTTGTTAACAGGAGTGCCATCACCCTTCTTAGGTACGTTTAAATTTCTATCACGAAGAGCATTTACAAAATCCTTGTAAGTTATACCTTCAATAGCTAATAGGTTGGCAAGTCCTAGTACTCCTAGACCTACTTGCCTATCTTTCTTACTGTAAATACCAGCATCATCTACACCAGTTCTTTCATAGAGATCACAAAGAAATCTCATACCATCCCCAAAGGCTGCAGGAATATCTTCTAACTTCTTTATCGCTCCCAAATTTATATGACTCAAGAGGCAGGTATCCCTTGATTTAATTAAAATCTCTTGACAAACATTATGGAAAATACGTTCTCCATTCTTGTCATACTGCTTCTTAACAATCCATATATCACCCTTACTAGCTCCATCCATAATCGCCTTTAAAACATCAGGCTTATTAATTACATCTGGCTCAACGTTAACAGCACGTTTAAGCCACGGTATGCGAGCACGATCATAATTGATGAACTCAATAATGTCAGGATGATCCCAGTCCAAATGAGAAACAATCGCCCCATTGCGATACTGACCCCCACGTCTGAGTATTTCGTTGAACTTGGAGTAGATCTCCATAAATCCACAAGGGCCGCTAGCAACCATTCCGTGCTCGTTCTCAGTTCCTTTTGCTCTGAGCTCTGAGAGATGTAAGGAGACTCCTGCGCCATAACGAAGTGCTTTAGATGCGAATAAGAATGAACCCTCGATACCATCTGGATCCTCGTCCATAGTATCTAAAACTTGCATAACCGTACAACTGACTGGATAGCGTCTAGTGGGGTTCTTAAGCCACGAATCAACCCTCCCAGTAACAGCTAAAACTGAACTTTGTTCCTGCTCTTTAAGTTTCATAGGTCTGTGAGAGTTGGTGGTTGATAATTTTTACCTTTTTGTACCTTCCCATCTTTAAAAGTGAAAGGTAATTTTGAATTGTTTGAATCAAATAATCTTTTAAAAGCCTCGTCTACATCAACATCCATGATGTGTAGTAGGCCATACACAACCCAAATTAAATCAGTGGCTTCTTTAATAATGTCACACCGATCAAGATTGTTATATGCGTGTAGTAACTCATAAAACTCTTCTTCAATGAATGTCATTTGAAGATCTTTAGAGTCTTCATCAGTAGTCACAAGTTGCCCTGCACTCTCCATCCACATCTGAACTTTTCTTGAGTTGGAGGTCGTCATCGTTGGCTTGGAGAATAGAGTTGTATAAGGAAGAATCATAAGGCTTAATCTTACGCTCTTCACGTTTTATTAAACGATTGAGATACCAAGAGGCTTTCTTAAGATCTTCTAAACCGTTTTTCTGCTCATATCGGGTGACGTATTTTATTACGTTACCTTCAAGAAAATCGAAAGCATGACTCTCAATATACTCAATGCACTCGATTACGGCTTCGTCTCCATAACCGTAGTAATTCGGGTTAGTGGGGTCCATAATTGAGGTTCATCAAAGTGGTAATCAGTATCCCGTAAGATACGGGCTAAACGTGCTTGAGTTATAGCGTAATTTTCGCTAAGACCCTTCTTCTCATAAGTCTCTACTATAGTTCTCCATGCGGTGGCAGACGAGAAGTCTTCCATCGGGATGAGCTTTTCTGCTGTTTTTGGTCCACAACCAGGGCAGCCAGGGTAATTGTCAACAGTGTCCCCAGTGAGTACTTGACGATAGAAAAAGGCATCAGCTTGTTTTTCAGTAATTAAATCAATGTCACCTTCTTCATTAAGGTGGAAGCCTGGAATCTGCTTAAGATCCTTGTCACCAGACCATATGATAGGTGTTTGGCCTGCGTTACGAGTGCTAAGAACACCTAGCACATCATCAGCTTCTAGCCTCCACCAGCATTCAGATAAGTAATCTTTCTCAAGTCTTCTACGACACTCCTTATAACCAACAGGCTTAAGTCTGTGCCTTGTAGCTCTTCTATTACCTTTATAAGAGGGGTCAATCTTCTTGCGAAAATTATCAGGACTACTCCAACAAAGGGTTGTCCATTTAGCTTTTGTTTGACTTTTCTTAATGTTTAATAAGTCATCAAACAATAGCATCACTTCCCTTACAGGACAGTGGGTAGTAATGACATCTTCCATCCATTCTACTTCAACCTCACAGGCTGAAACAGCTTTGAATAGAAGCATATCAGCGTCAACTAGAAGCCAAGTCATACAGCCTCCGCATACTTAGTTTTAATTGCAGCTTCTACATCAGGAGGGAAATTAGATAAAGTCTGCTTTTTAGCAGATTTCAAAAGGTGATCAAATATAAGCTCATCCATTTGATAAGCTTCTGGACCTTTCCCTTCTCGCTGCCACTGTATAACCAGCATCCCTTCTGGTAATCCCAGAATTGGAGGTACTTTCTCAACCTTTATACTTTTTAGTGGAGCTTCCTTAATACCAAAGAACCACTTAAAACGTTTAAAAGAAAAGTAAACAAATCTCTTAAGTCTTATAGACCAGAGTTGAATCATCGTTCTCCTTTATACTGCCATCCAGCTTACCTGCATCTTCCAAATAGTCCACCGCTTTTTGGACACCTTCAAGAGTGTCACCCAACTTACCTATACCAGTATTGCAATTACTACACAGCCAACCTCTATGGGTCATCTTGTAATGATCATGATCCCACTGAAGTTTCTCACTTGTCTTACCACAACAGTGACAAGCAGTGCCTAACTCAGGAGTTGGATATTCTTTCTTTAATTTGCTATAGATTCTTTGTTGTTCACGATTACATTCCTTACATTCAGGACGTGTCCAAGTACCATTCTTATGGAAATCTAATAGATACTTTTCTTCACCACATATTTTACAAATTTTAGTGACATTCGCTCCAGTTGTTTCCAATTTTATATTCTGATTCAATTTCAATTCGCATTTTAAACTGTTTTCCTGCGATCTTGGAACATTTAATTGCAATTTCCGCCAATTCTTTAGCAAGAGAATCTTTAACAGCAAACTGGATCTCATCATGAACGTGTACTAAAAAGCTCCAATCTTTGCCGTAAATTAGACCAGCCTTAGTTAACTCGTCATAACAAATGTTATACCAAGCTTTGGATAAAATTGCACCCATAGATTGCAGGCAAAAGTTTAAAGCAGAGTGTGGTGATCTTATTTTAATAGGTCTACCATCTATACCTTTTATCTTTCCTTCTTTCTCTGCTTTAGCTGTAATTCTTTTAGTTAACTCAGCTAGAGCTGGCATATTTTTATAGTACCTTTGCTTTAATTTCTTACCATCTTGACCAGTAATTTTTGTAAGGCGTTCTGAGCCAGCCCCATAAATTAGGGCATAGAAAAATGTTTTTGCATCGTCACGAGTTGGAAGTCCTGCAGCCACTTGATTAGCAGTGTGAATGTCGCCCTCACGAACCTCACGTATGAATTTACCGCCATCAAATGGCTGTAGGAGATGGGCAAGTGCCCTAGCTTCAATACCAGAAAGATCACATCCAACCTGTTTGGTAGTCC